ACTGTGGGTATCAATGTTTAACTTGCGTACCAATGCAAGTGCCAAAGGGTTTCCCTACCCTTATTCCGCTGTGCTCTCGTTTCTCTACTGTTTCCGCCCTTCGGAACAATTATAGTATAGCATACCACTTGAAACTTGTCAAGGCTTTAATTGTGAACTATTTATGAACGACCCGGGCATCAGGCCCTGTGGCGCATTTACCACAGGGCTTACCGCATTACCAGCTGATTTCAAAAACCCAGTCCCCAGGCTCGTCAAAGGCATTTTTCAGCCTATCAGCGCGACAGCCATAACCATTTTGTTCCAGCACAGACAACACGTGCTTCACGTGTTTGTCTTCCAGAGGAATGAGACCAATCTGAACACTGGTATGCATCAGTCCCTGTTTACAAGCTTTCTTGATTTTCTGGTCAATCAGAGTCAGCACCAAAGGCGACAGTTTGGAATTTTCCTTTTGTGCCTTCTCTCTCGCATCATTCGCGCAAATCATTTACATTTTCTCCTCTCGTTTGTTTCTGTAATTAGTATAGCACTATTGGTGCGCCACGTCAAGAGGTAAAAATAATATATTATTTCGTGAGTTGCCCGGGCCAGCGCATAACTATACAAAAAAGAGGATGTTTATACATCCTCCTCCTCGGTCTTGGGCCACAATCTCCCATCAATTTCGGGATTACGACCCATCAGGTATTCAAATATCTTGCGCTCAATCTGTACGTCTTCCAGACCAGTATGGGATTCAGAAAAAGTTTTATCCCCCATAATGAACCTGTATAGCACTTCGGCGGTGAATTGGGGCTTGCCAAGAGTGGTAGTAAATTCGTTTTCCGTACAGAATTCGATATACTGTTTATCACATTTCAGAATATTCCGAGCCATCTTCAAGGTATCCCACCATTCCACACCGTAGGGAAGCACCCACCGCCACTTTGAGCTTGTGCGATACCGTTGGGTCGTGTGGATTGCCCTGTAATCGAAGCGGGCATTGTGGGCGCACACGATTTTCACATCGTTTTCCACGATAGTCCGATACAGCTCTTTCGTAATCTGATACCACGAGGCCAACTGCCGCTTGCCTGCCTTGATTTCCTCCCAGTATTGGGGCATCTTATCCAAGAAGTATGCGCTGGACATCAACTCCTTGTCGCAGAACACATCCCCATTGACAAAGCTGTTGCGGTCGTAGAGGTTGCCAGCGAGGTCAAAAACTTCATAACCAAGGTCATAGCATAGGGGGTCATCCAAGCTGTTCGTGGTTTCTGTATCATACATCAGGACACGCACATTTTTATCAATCGCCATTTTGAATTTCTCCTTCTCTTAACTTACAAGTTCATTATACACGATGGGCAACACAAAGTCAAGGGGGCAAAATGTAAATAAAATGTGAACGCGCGGGGCGCCCGGGCAAGTTAGCAAGAGCTAACTCGCTCTTGCCTATTACTGGGGCCAGCAGTCCTCGCAAATACCAGTAATGAGATATTCGCGCTCCTGCGCCGACAGATAGGGGAAAGCGCGCTGGGCCAGCTCGCCCTCCTTCCAGCGGCAAAAGTCTTCGAACTCAACCTCCACGATGTGCTCCGCACCGCACAGGGGGCAAACGCAAAAGATACCGATAGAGTTTTTCATAGGGTTGTATCTCCTTTCATCTTCTGGTATTAGTATAGCACAGGGGAGCCAGTTTGTCAAGTAGTTTTTGCGGGTCTTTTTTCAACCAGCGTCAGCTCGAACTTTTTGCCATTCACGGTGAATGCTATCATCCTATTGGCATTCGTGATGGCCACATCTTCATACACCTGCCCTTGCGCATCCTCTTTCAGGAAGTCGGCAAGCTCGGCCACGATAGCCTCTTTCAGGTCGTTGGGCTTGCGGTTCCGCTTTGCGCCCTTCTTGTGTTCGGTCTTGCGGTTCATCTCCTTCACATTCTCCTGCTGTTCGGGGGTCAAGTCGTATTCGGTGGACTTGCCTTCTTCAACCTCGGAATCATAGAGAATAATGTCCTCAGCCTCGGCACGAGAGCAACCCAGCTGGGCCATCAATTCAGCAATTCGCTTTTCATCGGGTTTCATAGTATGTTCCCTCCTTGTTTATCTACTGGTAGTATAGCATAGGCAAAAACAAAAGTCAAGTATTATTTTTTATTTTCTGTAAATATTTTACCAAAAATTTTTTAAAAAATCAAATCTGCGGGAACTGCGGCCGGCCGGGTTTCTAAAAAACACTTCCCCCGCCGTAAGTCTTTCAAGCTCTACTAAACTTTCAGGCCATCGGACAGAGTTCTTTTCGTCCGTGAAAAAAATCGTGGCAATTTTAATTAACGTGGGGCCGCAGACCTGCCCGGGCCCGCGCCCCTTTTCATTGACGCTCTTTTATCAGCATCAAGCGTGGTCCTATGGGCTTTGACCGCGAAAGATGGCCCATCTGACAGAGCGCCAGTGAAAAGGGGCAGGAGGGGCTTGCGCCCCTCCTTAGAGGGGAAAGGGTCAGGCGAGGGTATAGAAGTTGTGGCCCTTCACCACAGACTTCACCACACGACCCGCATCAACCAGCTTGCCCATCAGAGGGCCAACCTTCTGCGAGGACGCACCAGCGAGGGCAGGAACCAGACTGCACAGGTCAGGGATGGAGTAGGTCACGCCCTCCACCATAGCACTCGCCACGGTTTCCGCCAGCTCGGCGTTCTCACGCTGGGCCTTGGTCGGCTTATCGGACTTCGTAGCATTCCGCTTCGCCACGCTCTCACGCAGAGCACGCACCTTCTCCAGCTCATCAGCGGTCAGGGTCTCACCAGCCAGCACCTTGTCCAACACAGCCACATAAGTCATCTTCGTCATAATAACACCTCTTTCTTCTTAGCGTAGGTCGCTACCCTAATTGTTTTGTCCCTTGGGTCTTGGGGGGTGTCAGCTCTCGCTGTCCTTGCCTGTTCCCTTGGAACATCTTTATTGTACCATAGGTCTTGGTGTTTGTCAAGAGGTTTTTTGGAAGTTTTTGAAGATTTTTTTCGGCTTCGTGGGTGAATCTCCAAACCATTCAGCCGACCAGCCAACCTCTTGACTTTCCCTCGTCCCTTGGAACAATTATAGTATAGCATACCCCCTACCCAAAGTCAACCCCTTTTTTGAAAATAAAATAATATATTATCGGGTTAGCGCCCGCTAACCGACCCGGGCAGTTAGCCCCAGCGAACTGGGGCCAGCTTTATTTATTTCTCTTAGGCTCGATGGTCAAGGACGCATCTACCACTTCAACTTCATCAAAGTTGTCAAAGAAATAAATATCGCCGTCATTCAAGCACACTGCGTTGAATTCATCACCAGGATCTGTGCCATTATTCGTATAACTATCCGCCACTTTGATGAACACGCCATCCCTACAGGCGGGACTCATGAACACATCGCCCTCATTCAGGTTCTTAAACTCATACATCACAGGAACCGCATAGTTTTCAATCTTCATTTTTATTCCCTCCTATAATTGTCTTTGGTATAGTATCCGAGAGAGGAGCCCCAATCCTCGTCTTCCTCAACATCCCAGCCCCCATCATCTTCCATACACGCCTGATACTCATCGCACTCTTCGGCGGGGTTGCCGATGGTGCAGATACTACCCTCTTTCCAGTAGGGGCAGTCAATGGCATTGGTTGGGCAGTAATCCACCGCCTCCCCCTGCGAATAGGGCCAGCCCATAACCCCCGCAATCACATCTTCGGTAGGCTCATAGGAATCCAGCACTTCCACTTCGTCAGGCTCAAAGCTACCGCCACAGCCACAGGCGCACCAAACCTTCTCACCAACCATCACACCGTAGCTGATAGCAGAGGTATCATCGGTCAGGTCAGGCTCAATCACACGAAAACGAACAAACAACATTTTTTTATTTCTCCTTCCTTGATTCTGGTATTAGTATAGCATACTTCTTGCGCCTTGTCAAGCCCTTATTAAAAAATAAATATTTAATAACAAGGTTGCGGAATGCATGAGTAGACCACTCAAACGGCGCTCGGTAGTTATGTCCTTAATGATACCCAAGAGGGCAACACCAAAACCAAACCACGCCACGGAAACGCCATGCGCCACCACCAACAGCACATTGACACAGGTTAGCAGGCACCGCAGGTCATTCCATTCAAACTGGTAAGGCTGGGTGAGGTTGAAAAACTGTTTCATCTATTGGCCCTCCCTTTGTGATACTCATAGTATAGCACAAGCTGGCGGTTTTGTCAAGCCCTAATTTACGGCCCGGGCGAACAAGGCGCCGTAGCGCCTTAGTTTTATACTCTCACCCACTTATACAGGTTGCGAGTGGGCTGGACAGTATGTTCTATTGTTTTCCATTCGTAGTGCCCTATCGCAGTATCAGGGTTCCACATCGGATTGGTGATGGTGAAATGCCGTCCTCGTGTATCAGTTACTTCGATAAACTTGGGTTCGTTAGTAGGCTCAACCCAGACTTTTTCATTTTTGGGATAAGTGATAGGGTCACCATAGGGTTCCTTGATGATTTCAACACAGCCCGCCAGCTTCATGTGGGAAAGGATACTGCCCATCTTTTGAGGAGACATGAAATACTCACTGCTACGGTATGAGGTCATGGTATAGCCCAGCTTCTTACGCAGGCGCACATTGATTTCGGCAGGAGTGATGGCCTCGGCGGACTCTTTAAGGATTTCTGCCACCTTGTCATCATACATCGTCTTATACCGCAGGGAGCCGAAATCAGCATAAGCACATTCATAGAGGTTACCAGTAATCATTTATTGTATTTCCTTTCTTTTGATGAATTAAGTATAACATAGAGGAGAGGATTTGTCAATAGGTTTTTTGAAAAAAAGTTTGCCGATTACCAAATTTTTTCCAATCCGCAATCGCCCGGGCAAGTTAGGGGCGGCTAACCGCCCCTGTGTGATTAGATGGCATCAGAGACAGGAGGATGAATCGTCATCAGATAGTCCTTCCAGTAAGACTGAGAATAAGTATAGGTACTAATCTTATACCCAGCTTTGGCATAGTGTTCTTCTAACCAAGCCACTAATTCTTGATTCTTGACTTGGGGTATCATAGAAAAAGTACGGCCCAAATTCCACTCAACCATATTACTCCATCTATTAGGGTCTTTCAGGCGATGGTTTTTCAATCCTTCGCCAATCAAAAACTCAGCCCCATAGCCATTCAACAGAGCATTATTGATTTCAGCAAGAACCCCGCTTTGGATGATGCGCTCCTCGATTTTGCTGATACGTTCAGCTTCTGCTCTTTCACGCTCAGCTTTTTCTTGACGCTCCTGCAAGGTACGCAGGTCATACTGAATCTGGCTCACAGGTGCGATAGCTTCGGCGGGAATCACAGAGTTTACATCATACGTTTCAACACTTACTTCAATTTCAATAGCCATCTTTTTAATTTCCTTTCCTGTTTTCTGGTATTAGTATAACATACTCCTGTGCGCTTGTCAAGTAGAAAAAAATAATATATTATTTCCTGCCCGGGCGGTTAGCCGTGGCTAATTCGCCACGGCTAGCGCCAGAAAGGAGAACAACATAGAAGCCAGTGGTAGGGGAGATGGGATTCGAACCCATACTTGACAGATTTTAAGTCTGTTGCCTCTGCCCGTTGGGCTACTCCCCCATAGATGGTGACAGGAGAGGGAATCGAACCCCCATTCGGCAACCTCGAAAGTTGTCCTGCTTTCCAAACGAAACATCCTGCCAGGTTAAAAGAGGGGGAGGGGACTTGCGCCCCCTCCCAGGGGGCTACACCCTATCAGGCAAGGGTGTAGAAGTTGTGGCCCTTGACCACGCTCTTGACGACCTTGCCAGCATCAACCAGCTTGCCCATCAGGGGGCCGACCTTCTGACTGGTGGCCTCATTCAGCGCAGGGATGAGGGCGCAGATGTCGGGGATAGAGTAGGTCACACCCTCGACCATAGCGTTGGCGACCTGCTCGGCCAGCTCGGCGTTCTCACGCTGGGCCTTGGTAGGCTTGTCGCTCTTGACAGAGTTCCGCTTGGCGATACTGTCACGCAGAGCGGTCAGCTTCTCGACTTCCTCGGAAGTCAGGTTGATGGGGTTCTCAATGACCTTGGACAGGACAGAAACATAAGTGATGTTGGTACGCATAGTGTACACTTCCTTTCTTGCGGTAGGTCGCAACCCTTTATTTAGTGGGGGCTTTTTGCTCCCCTCACTTTCTGGATTCATTATAGCACACTTAGTGGCGGTTGTCAAGGGGTTTTTTCAAATTTCTTTGAAAAAGTTTTGGTGGAGAAGGTGGGACTCGGCACCCACTGCGATTTAGGATTCTTTGCGAAGTCCTTATCGGTCTAATCTTTGTTGGTCACTCCCCCTTGGAACACTTACAGTATAGCAGATGGGGTGTCAGAAGTCAACCCCTTTTTTAAAAATAAAATAATATATTATTTCGGGGGCCCGGGCAAAAAGGCTTGCGCCTTCTTATTACTTTTTAGATTAACAGAACCAATGGAGATAGATGATGAGGAAAACGAGAGAGGGAAAAATAATTGCTTTTGCCAATTCGCAAACAAAAACGATAGGGTAAAAGAAGAAATCTGGCAGGTCAAAAGAATAATCCATAAAAGCATTGTCGCTTGCTTCCTTCATCTTCCTAATGGTGCGTATGAGCGTCCAAAAACCGAGAATACCAATGACAACAATCAAATTCATTTGTGTAAGTTCCTTTCTTTTTCTAAATACAGTATAACAAACTTTATTTGATAAGTCAATAGCTTTAATTGTGAACTTTTTATGAACGGCCCGGGCCAAAAGGGCTGGCCCCTAGGCCAGCTCTTCCAGCTCTTTCCGCCGCTTTTGCGGAATCCGCCAACAGGAAGGGGAGACAGAAGTTTCATACTTCATGCGGCTGTTCAGCACGGCAAAGAAAATCTCGGTTTCAATGAGCGCATCATCAAGGCCCATGTGCTTCTCGTCAAAGTTCGTATTTTTCAGCAGGTAGCGGTAGGCGACCTCGGCGCTGGTCTGAATGTTGCCGTGAGCGGAGACGCACTCATTCTCAATCGCCCAATCAATGAACCTTTTGGAGCGGAGGATGGAGGAGCAGGCCATGTGCCACACGCAGAAGTATTCGAGGCCATAGGGAAAAAACCAGCGATACTTGGAGGAGGTGACCAGTCGTTCGGTGTTGTTGGAGGCCCGCTTGTCAAAGCTCATGTTATAAGCACCAACGGCAGTCACACCAAAGTTTTTTACATCTTCCGCAAAAATGCGCCGAATGGTAGAAAGTCTTGCGAGCGTCCGCTTGCCGCTGGCGATGTCGGCTTCATACTGCGGAATCTTCTTGGCATAGTAGGCACTTGCCATCAGCGCCTTGTCAAGGAAGATTTCAGCACACACGAACGAACGAACACACAAAATCTCTTGGGTGATAACATCGAGAATGACCCAGCCAAAATCATAGAACAGGGGCTGGAGCAGACCGTTGGCAGTTTCAGAATCCAGAATGGCGACACACTTGTGGGGAAATTTCATTTTTTTACAGTTCCTTTCACTTGATGAATTAAGTATAACACACAGGGGTCAGGAAGTCAAGCACCTTTTTCAAATTAAAATAATATATTATTTCAGTGGCGGCCCGGGCAAAAACCCAGCTGGGCGCTGGGTTAGTCTTCATCGTCAGAAATATCCTCCACGTACACATCGTGGTCAATCATGTCCAAATCCTCATAGACTTGGTCAATGGCTTCTTCCTCGGTCTCAGCCTCTACCCAATCCTGCCAATCGCAGGTCACCCGCACCAAAAACTGTTTCATACTTCATTCCATCCTTTCTTTTTATTATATTTTTTTAACCCATAACATAATCCACAAACCCAGAGCAAACATTATCAATACAAGAATGGCGATAAGATTCATTTTCTTTTCTCCCCTCATCTGATGAATACAGTATAGCATACTTTTGGTGGCTTGTCAATAGGTTTTTAAAAAATTTTTTTCTCATCCCAACAGCCAGCAAAGCCCCAACAGCAACACAGCAAACAGGGCGGGGCCAATCACAAAGTCAAAAATCTGCTTTATCCACCACACGATAGAGCCTTCACGCACACGATACTTTTTCATTGTTGTTTCTCCTTTGTTCCTCTTTCTGATATAACTATACCACACTACTGGATAGAAGTCCAGTTAACAATTTATGAACGCTGGCAGCCCGGGCAGTTAGGGGCGGCTAACCGCCCCTGTTTATGCTATTTCAGAAGGGAGCCATACTGTTTGGCCAACCGCTGATACTGGTTGAACCGCCGCTGAGCATAGTTCTCACCCCAGTTTGTGAGAACAATGTCATACGCCACAGGGGTTACCTCAATGGTATAAGTAGGGCGGTTCTCACGGTATTCTTCTTTCAGACGCCAGCCCTTAGTCCAGGGGCGGCCATCATAGTCATAGTATGCATAGAACTCTCGCAGATAGGCAGGAAATGCGTCCGTATAATACCCAGTTTCATAGGGGATGGGGTGAGTTATCTTGACGGTTTCAAGCTGATGGACATCCACAACATTATAATGGGTACCTTTGATAAGATGGTTCAAAGCGCTTTTGCGCACATTGGTGACGATTCTCATTGTTTTATGTTTCCTTTCTTTTGATGAATTAAGTATAGCATACCGATTATCAAAAGTCAAGTGGTTTTTTCAAAAAAAATAATATATTATTTCAGGCCCGGGTAGTTAGCGGGGACTAACCCCGCTAACCTTATTTGATGAGAGGAGCTCGACCAAACCACAGGTCATCGAATAGGTCATTGAGTTCATCAACGCCCATTTCTTCCAGCTCATCCTGCCAGTCCTCCCCAAAACGCTCTTGGAGACTGCGCCCTTCCCAATCTGCGGTGGGAAAGTCATCATCCAGCCACAAGTGGTCCACCATGTACTTGATGGCCTTGGGGACAGAGATAGCCACGCATACCAGTTCGCCAGTATCAGTGTCATACACCACGACTACGGAATCCATTTATTTTTCCTCCTTTGATTTACGGTGCTTGATGAGTTTCACGGTGTATTCGTTTTCATTATAGGTGAGTATTAATTCTGATTCATTCTTGGTGATGAGATTTGTCATCAAACCCCAATCCACTAAATCACGTTCAAGCCCATCGTGAATCACACCAATGATGGTCTGCTTGTCCGCATCTACCTTGCGCTCCCTCTTGGCCTTTTCCTTGTGCTTGCTACCACCAGCGGCGGTCATTTGCTTGGTGGCCTTCTTCTGCTCGGCGGTCTGCTCGAACAGCTTCTCGCCCCTGTCGATGGCTTCATCGTCCTTGATAATCTGGACGGCTTCTTCATAGGAACACCCCAGAGCCTTCATCATCTGGACAGCTTGCTTTTCAGTCATAGGTCGCACCTCACTTTCTGATTAGAGTATAGCACAAGTTGGGGCCGTTGTCAAGCCCCAATTTTTAACGGCAAAAACCGATGGGGCGGGTCTGATTTTTGATTTCAGCACCCTTTTCCAGTTTCAGCTCATACGCCCCACGGGGGTCAAGCTGATAAACTTTCATGTTCACGGCGGGGCTGTCCTCGAACGCTTCCACCCATCCGTCTACATCTTTCTGATTCTTGGCGGCACGGAAGATACACTGGCCAGTAGGGATTTGGACAATCACTTGGAACGGGGGCAGGGGCTTAGAAAAGAATCGCTTGAAAAACTTGAACATCGTTTGAATCTCCTTTCACTTTCTGATAATAGTATAGCACAGGGCATTTTAGATTTCAAGTGTTAAATTGTGAACTATTTGTGAACTACTGGCGGCCCGGGCTGAAACGCCCGAGAGGGCATTTCAAAACTCATTTCTGTTTTGCCAACAAATCCATCACGATTTTGATGGTTTCCTTGTGGGCGGGGTCTACTTCGTCCAGCGGGTCACTGTCGGTGATTTCACAGAGGGTGACTGCTTGCCATCTGGTAACAGCCATAATCTCAATCTGAAATCCTTCCCCTTCCACCCAATTATCTTTGACGAAATTTAAGGCTTGCTCATAGGTGTCAGTCTCGCCAACACAGTTATACCTTTCCTTGTTAATGATACGGAATTTAGTGCCAAGGTTCGACTTGATTTTCATTTGAGAATCTTCCTTTCTTTTGATGAATTAAGTATAGCACACTCTTGGTCAAATGTCAAGAGGGCATTTTGAATTTTATTTGAGAATTGCGCGAACCAGGTCGGCCCGGGCGGTTAGCACTGGCTAACGCCGGATGGAACGAGCTGGAAAACGGCACGAAAACAGGGGCACCCAACAGGGCACCCCCATTTTCAATTCAGACTTAGGCAAGCTTGAAGAAGGCCTTGCCCTTGACTTCCTCCCGCAGGATGACCTGCTCCTTGACGAGCTGGGACAGCAGGGCAGTCACCCGATTGTGGGTCATACCCTCCACGCCCTCAAAAGAGGGGACACCCTTGCACACATCGGCCACGCAGTACAGCGTGTCAGGCTTCATCCAGGCCACGATGTCGGCCTTGAAACCAGCGTTCTCCCGCTGCTTGGGAGTGGGCTTCCGCTCAGCCGAGTTCTTCTTGGACAGGGAGGCGGAAAGGGCAGTCAGCTTCTCAAGGATGGAAGCAGGAGCGTCAGACAGGTTCTCGATGGCATAGTTGACAGCAGACAGGTAGGTTTCGTTCTTCATAGTAACACGTCCTTTCTTGCGGTAGGTCGCAACCCTTTGTTTTATTTCGTTCCCCTTGGAACAATTATAGTATAGCAGATGGGGGGTCAGAAGTCAAGGGAGTTTTTCAAAAAAAAATAATATATTATCTGGTTAGCACCAGCTAACCCGCCCGGGCAAGTTAGGGGGAGCTAACTCCCCCTCTTTTACTTCAACCCGCACAGGGTCTTGATGATGTTATTCACATCGTAGGCTACCCCATCCCATGCTTCACGATTCGGGGCTTCATCGTCGAACAGGATTCCCCCATTCACGCTGACCACGGAGCTTTTCGGAGTTCCGTAGGGGACAATTACGATTTCATCCCACTTGACGGAGGGCAGGTGCTTCGCCAGCCATTCCCGCTTAGCTTCGCTCACCAGCTCGCCATATGCGGGGTCAGGGTCTTTACTCAGCCAGCTCACCACGCCCAGCATATAGCCCTCACGCTGGAGCCGATTCAGAACCCTTGCCAGCGTGGCCAGATGAACCATCGGCACGGCGTCCATATAGGGGCTGGGGTCATAGGCTCGGAGCTTGGGGAGCCAGTTGGGAACCGCATACAGGTTGGCGATCGTGCCGTCCATATCAAAGTAAATCGCTTTCATTTTCAGATCTCCTTCCTCTTGGTGTCTTTATTATAGCATATAGGGGGCGGGATGTCAACCCCCCTTTTTTTCACCCTTCACAATGGGCCATCAGCCATGCAAGGCGCTTTTTGGTTTCGTGGCCCGCCTTGATTTTAAGGCCACCCTTGTGGGCGGTGCTTTCACGCTGAACGGAGGCAAAGGTGAAAATGAACTCTTTGAACTCGGCCTTATTCATCGTGAATACCTGATAATCGTCGGTGATATAGGCGTGCTCGGTTGCGCAGGTCGTGCGCTCATATACGCTCCAGATGCCCTCCATCGTGGTTTCGCCTTCGCACTGCTTCGGGCTCATAAGGGAGAAGGCCCCGGACTTGACCGATATGCGGCGGCCAGCGGTTTCGATATCCGCGGCGGTCCTATAGTCCCCGCTGTCGTGGCGGGTCCGGTTGATGCCAAAGGTCAAGGCATACGCCCATTCGCGGGCGTCACCCTGATTTTTGGGGGGGTTAGCAAGGGGGCGGATGGTGGTGCGGGTCATGGTGGTTAGCTCCTTCTCTTAATTTCTGTATAGAGTATACCACCAAAGGCCCGGGCCGTCAAGGGGTTTTTGCAAATTAAATTGTGAAGAATTTATGAACGGGTGCAAGCTGTATAAGTATACAGTATGCGTGCATAAGTATGCAGAATTATGGGAAAAATTTTGTTCACAATTTGTTCACATTTTATTCACAAAAAATTTACCAAAAGTTCACAATTGCGAAAATCGCGCCGCCGATGGCCGCCGGCGGCGCGACGATTACGCCACCTCTGTATAATTTCCGTGGCTAATGCATAAAAATAAAATGAACTGGGATTTTATTCAATCCCAGTTCAAAATATTTATCTTAGTAAAGGCGCTCACCCATCCACTTGATGAACAACTGACCCAGTCGGCCAGTATCCACGTGGGGGTCGTCACACATAGCGGCGAACTGAATCGTGCGGGGGTGCTCAAAACCATACTTCCGAATGATACCATCCAACATGTCATCGCGAGTCATTTTTTTATCTCCTTTGCTCTTTTCTTGACTTAATTATACACCTAAAACTTGTACTTGTCAATACCTAATTTCAAAAAACAGGAAAAATTTTTCCACAGATTCAACGCGCCGTTTCGTTTCAAAAATCTCACAAGCCAGCCCTCCCGAAAATTCGACCACACCGTGGCCGTGCCCGGAGGCAAAATCAAAAATCACCATTCAGTTGGGATTTTGCCGCAGAACTCACGCAAAGGGCATTTCCCGCAATCATTTTGCTACTGACAGTACCGGGCCAATAGCAACAACGCTTTGATAATTTCAATCGGCATTGTGAGATTTCCTCCTATTCAATTTTTCTATAATTATTATAACATAAATTTTTTAATTTGTCAAAAAAGAATGCCGCGTTCCAGCTCAACCCGGGCGGAAAAGCCAGCCTCACCGATTGGGTGGAGCTGGTTCGCGCCTTTAAGTCAGGACAGTTTTACAAGCGATATCGGTGCCGTCCTCTAAGGCGTCCAGAATGGCATCCACCGCAGTCTCAGGGGTCGCATTGTGAAAAGTATCGCATCCCCAAAAAGTCATTAAGGAAGTTTGCGCCTCTGTTATCTGAATAACGTGGCAAGGCTTGTGAATGCCATAGGCATAGCCCTGTTCCCAGTTTGTGCCAGCCGTGCTATTGCGCCCAACCGAGATGGAAATCATAGCATCACAAGAATGAATAGCATGTATGTCGGCAGAAAATACTTTACAAGCCCAATCCTCTTGGCTCATGTCCCACGCATTAGGGATAGACAGCTCAAAGGGACAATGAACTTCAAACCCCTTTTCACGCAGGGCTTTGGCAATCCCCATCATTAGGGTGCGCTGATCGGAACCACAGGAGCCAGCCAGATAAAGTTTCATTTGCTTGCCCTCCTTTTGGCGGTCTCGGCATTCAGCACATTGTTCCAGGCCCAGTCGTTGGGCTGCCATCTATCAACCATGTTGAGAATGAATTTGGCGTCTGCCAGCTGCTGATCGGTCATTGCGGCGGCTTTGGCAACCATGTCATTGTAGCTCATTTGTGTATCTCCCTTTCTCTTTTTCTGATTAAATTATACATTATAAAATTGAATTTGTCAAGTACTTTTTCGCATTCCGCGAAAAAATTTTTTAGCCCTCAATGGAAAGCCATTTCCACGGCTTCATTGAGAGCCTCCCATAACCCCATAGCCTTGATGGTCTCGGTGTAGGGGTTGCGCTCGGAGCTACCCTCTTCGATGGCCTTGATTTCGAACTCATAGGCCTTGCAGATGATGTCCTGCTCAGCAGGGGTGCGGTAGGTGTAAGTCTTCATTTTAGTGCCCTCCTTGGCTCTCTTTCTGATACTATTATACACGATGATACCCGGGATTGTCAAGCACTTTTTTTAGAAAATGAGTAAAAATTTTAGGGGCCTTGCGGCCCCTGTTTTAGTAAGTCATGTAGATGTTCAGCTCCTCCACCGTGGTGTTGGTCTTCTTCATCCAGTAGGTGAGCCGCTTTTTTGGTGCCCCATCCAGCCACAGATTGAAGGCTTCCACCAGCTTGGTCTCGGTGTCTTCATCCATGGCCCAGAACTTTTCCAGCACTTCTTGTAGGCGGGTCTTGATGATACGGGTTTCTGCGGGTGTCCAGTTGTAGTGGTTCAGCAGATCGGCGGCGGCTTTGGTGTAGTTGATAGTCATTTGTTTGTCCTCCTCACTTGGTATGCCTTATTTTACCATGTATTTACCCGGTTGTCAAGCACTTTTTTCAAAAAAATGAGTAAAAATTTTCGGGTTATACAGTGCTTGTATAAAAATGAGTGTAAATGCATAAAAATACTCCAAAGCTGTATATATACAAAACACTGGCCGCGCACACCCGCGCGCGGCCAGCTGAAACTTATGTATAAAAATGGGTGAAAATGTATAAAAATCAGTATAATGAATAAAAAAGCCTTTCGGCTTTAATTTATTATGATTTGATAGGGCAAACAATTACATTCTTTAATGCAACTATTTAATAAAAAAGTTTCTATTTCATCAAGGCTTGTTTCTTCTGTAACTGATACTACACTTTTTAAACTTAAATCAATATGTTTGCCATAATGAGCTTTAATAATAGCATTATATTTTTTATTAGGGACAAAAGTTGAAATAGTAGTAATGGTTTTCATAGTTTTGTATCTCCTTTTCTTATCTTCTGGTTAGATTATAGCATAGAAACCCGGGCTTGTCAAGCCCCTTTTTTAACAATAGGCAAGATTTTTTTTCGTCCAGCCAAAGACGGAAATTTGATTGCAAGCCTTGCCAATAGTCAGCGCTTCGTGCTTCGTATTTACCCGCTTGCTTTTATCCACGTAGTAAATACCATCTGCGAACCACACACCACAGTTGCCGCCATACGCCTTGACAGCGTTCAAGGCTTCGCGAGCTGTCCGCACTTCCACGCCTTCGGTGGCAACCTGCCAGCCCGTCTTATAGGAAATCGGCTTGCCAGCCTTCAAGGTGAGCCCGTCATTGTTTGCCAACTTGTTGATGGTCCGAATGTTAATCATTTTTGTTTCCCCTTCCTTTTTTCTGATTACATTATACACTATTGGTCCGGGCTTGTCAAGTGTTTTTTCAAAAAAAAATAAGGAGCTTGCGCTCCTTTTTATTTTATTAGATGTTACCAATTAACCAATTTATGAAAATGTTTTTTCCGTTTTTGTCTGTTGCGTGCAGATCCACTTTTTCACGCTTGGCCCAATTGCCGATGGTCTCACAAGCAAGCTCGACGTGGATGCGGTCAACGACTTTTACATAAGTATCAAAGTCAGGGGCGATTTTGTCAAGGTAGGTGATGATGTCGGTCATGGTTTTGTTCTCCTCTCTTTTGATGTCTTAATTATAGCACATGACCCCGGGCTTGTCAAGCGCTTTTTAGAAAAAATTTTTTTTTTTTTTTTTTTTTTTTTTTTTTAGTAGCCCCAGTGTTTGCGTCCCCACTGTGGTGCCACTCCTTGTCTCTTTCTGGCTTTATTATAACAGAAAAGAGGCTTGTTGTCAAGCCCCTTTTTGAAAGTTTTTTTATTTCAGAGTCCAAAGAATTTCAAAATGATAGAAGCAAGAGCCAGCAGAGCAGCAAGACCACCACAAATTTCAACTGCTCCAAGGTCTGTAATGCAATCCCACACATTTTCTGCAAAATTCAAAACCTTTTCAAACATTTTTTTGTTCCCCTTTCGTTTCTTTCTGTATGTATTATAGCATGTATCCGGGCATTTGTCAAGCCCCTTTTTCAAATTTTTTTAGGTCCAAGTGAGTACATCAAACAGTTTATTCCATTCATTCAGGCCAAAGCGCTCGATGTATTCTTCTTCCAGTGCCTCTTTACGCGCAAAAAGCTGGTCAAGTTTCGTGTCCAACTCTTTTAATTCATTAATCATAGCCTGCTTAGTCATTGTTTTGTCCTCTCTTTCTCTCTTTCTATTGGTATTATAACACGGGAAAGGTGCTTTGTCAAGTCCCTTTTTCAAATTATTTTGTGTAGGTTTTGATAACCTCTCCTGTTTCAAGATTGACAATCTCGGCTTTGGTTACTTCGTCATAGTGCCGCACATAGCCAATAGCTACCATGTTGGCCGCCCATTCGCTGTTGAACATGTTGGAGTAGCAGGTGCCGCGGTTTGTGGTGGTAGTCATGATTTGATACATTGTTGTTTCCTCTCTTTCATTTTCTGATTAGATTATAGCATACTCCGGGTCGCTTGTCAATAGTTTTTTGCGAATTTTAGGAGATTATTTTGTTCACAATTTATTCACATTTTCGCTCTTGACTTTTCGCGAGGGTTGTGCTATAATTTTTCGGGGTGCTTGCACCCGTTTTCGGGATTCATTCAGATAAAAAATAAAAGCCTTTCGGCTTTTAGTTTTCATTATACCATTCATAATCTTCAAAGTCATAGAGGTATCGCCGCAACGAATTTGTAGAGTGTTTGGTTCTCTCGCTCATAATGTAACACGCTTTACTATAATCGGGATTGTCAATTCTACCTTGTGCTACAATGTTATAAATAGTATGATTGTCCATCTTTCTCAATTCAGCATAACGGGCTTCTGAAGCAATTCTCATTTGCGCTAAACGTGCTTTGTATTCAGTATCCATCATCATGATGCCGTGAGTAGTTACCCTTGCTTGGCCATTCTCTACTACAATAAACTTGACTTGGCAGGATTTGTTGCCGTTACGGCTTGTAGCTGTCCAGTTAGTGAAACCCTGATAAAAAACCTTTCCTGCTTCTTCAAACAAGTCACGCATGACCTGCAGGGCCTCTTCAAAAGTATCACGGTATTCGAACCACTCGCTATCTCTATCTACACACACTCTGTACTGAATCATTTTTTATTCCCCTTTCGTTTCTTTCTGATTAGATTATAGCATAAACCGGGCTGTTTGTCAAGCCCTTTTTTCAACTTTTTTACGCCTTGGCGGTGTAAATTACTTTGCCATTGGGGTCGGTCACCGTGGCAACCTTGGCGAATCTCTCAATAGTCATGGCCCATGCGGTGTTGATGGCGGAAGCGGCATCGGTGAAGGTGGTGGTGTGATTGTCATAATTTAGAGTGAACATTGTTTGTTGTGTCCTTTCCTCTTTTCTTGATTAAAGTATAACACATCAACCCGGATTTGTCAACTACTTTGTTAAATGTTCATAGTTTGTTCATAATTGAATAATCCACAGCGATTGTGTATAACTTATGCAAGTACCGTCCCCTGTCTGGTTAGCTTGTACTAACTGCGCGAAGCGTTCCATGCCCATTATACCACAAAGGCGTTAGCTTGTCAAGTGTTTTTTTAAAAAAAGTTGCGGTCTTCCAGCTCGTTCCGCTCGGTGTGTTGTGGTGTGTGCCGATTGGGTTGAGCTGGACGACCGCCTTTCTCTATTATTCTTTCTCTTGGTAAGGGAAGGTTTCATGGGCCAGGCACAAGACTTCAAGGGCCTTGGTGCTGATTGGGCTATTCTCACACAACCACGCAAACCCCACGGTCACCTCATGCTCCAGGCCATACACTTTTATCACCCTGTCCAGTAGGGCCTCACGCTCTTTAGTCATGTAAGTCTTGTTGCTCATCGTTTGTTTCTCCTCTCTTTTGATGGTTTAAGTATAGCACAAAAGGGCCCGGTTGTCAAGCCCCTTTTCGCAACTTTTTTTATTTTTTTTAGTAGTCGCTGGCGGCGTAGGTCGTTACGATTACTTGGTCATCGTAGGGGTCAAGCGTTCTCCCATCGTAGAAGATGGCACACAAGAGGTCTCCCTCGGCCCAATCTTCTACCCCGTAGAACTCCCACTCCATACCACGAGAATCCACGAACCGAACAAGGTCGGCCGCTACATCCAGCCCTACTACCTGCCCCACTTTTGCGTAGAGATTATTGGCGGCGTAAGTCGTTACTGGCGGCTCCATCTGTATCACGACAGGCGTGGGCGCCTCAATGGGCGAAGGTGCAACAGAAGGTTTAACGCTCAACCTTGTGTCCACTGTGTAAATCAGTGTGATGAACGCCACAAAGAAGAGTGTAGCGAAGAGCGCAAGTCCTAACGCTTTGATGAGATCACGCATACCTTTCTGCCTCCCTCTTGGTGTTGAGCTTGTCCTGCTGTCTGTTGTAGTCCTTTGCGCTTTTGTGCGCCTGCGTACCTGTGTCCATCAGCACAAGTGTGCGTTGCTGTTTGAGCCACTCCTTGTAAGCCTTCTTAGTCATAGCACGCCTGCGGTTGAGCGTGATAGTATCGGCCATGTTCATTGATGCGTCCTCCTTGTCTTTCTGATGATAGTATAGCACACGCTGGCGGCCTTGTCAAGTATTTTTTTACGATACAAGGCGAGGGGAATGGGTGTAAGGCGTGTATAATTATGTGAGTATGCAGCATACTTATGCACGCGATGAATACGGCAAAAAAATTGCTGAGGGGGTGCCTCACGGCAAACCGCGCCGCTTACTATCGCAACCGGCGCGACGTTTTGTAGGGGGTGTTGGCTTGTGGAGGTAGGTAGCATTCAGCGATTGGCCCAATAGACTTAGTAGGTGTATACCGGGGGGAGTATTTCGGGAAGAAAAAAATTTTAAACACGCTAATCAATTTGGCCTGGCTCAAAAAATTCCCCAAAGCATTTTTAATTTCAACTTACCCTACTCCCCTAGTAACCCAAGGTCTCATAGCATCGCTAAGCCTAATTCATCCCAGCCTTCTATTTCTTCCTCTAATAGCACATTCACTATCTCAATCATTTTTTCCAAATTTAACATCTTTTGCATCTACTAAGTTCTTGCTCCATTCTTCTACTGATCTAGCTATTAACTCCTTCATTAGTTCACTATCACTATCCAACCAATCCATTAGTTTTCTAAACACATCTTCAAAACAATCTTTTTCTACATCTATTCCTGCTTCTGCAAATACAGCATCTCGCAGTTCCTTATTTTCTAGTCCTACACCAGCTTCTACATTATACATACAAATATCCATTTAATAACTTCTCACTAAACCATTCACTACTAGGTCTAATCAATCCCCATTTAGCAAACTCTTCAAATCCACCAATTAAAGTAATATATGTCTTTGCAATATCTACAATTTCTTGATAGGGTCGCCCATCTACTATTTCATCACCAATAGAACAACTAATTTCCACAGGTTTCTTCAACGCTTGCGCCTTTAGCCAAGCATAAATATTTACGCTCACATCGGCTTTTGTCAAATCTTTACCGTGCAATCCTCCGCCAGTTGCGGCCGCGCCCATATCACTACCAAGTTTCCTATTGGTAACTCCCGTATCTACATCAGGCCCGCCGGTCCATTCTCCCAAAGGATTAATTTTCGCATTAGGCCAGGCCGTTTCAATTTCCATAGTTTTTACTTGACTTTGACAAATAGTTAAATTGCCATCGCCCCAAGACAGATACTTACCATCAGTCCCATATGTGTTCCAAAGAGTGTCAGCAATATCTGTTAAAGCAATTTGTTCTTCAGTAATAGGCTCTCCTCTAAAAATTCCATTGTCAGCGCATCGAATAATTCCACCCGTTTGATTATCTGCTAGATGCTTATCTTGCGGATTTTGTATAAGTTGAATAGCGCAAATCCCTGGCGTAATCATATCTACTGCTTGCTGCACTTCTAACCGGTGAAGCCATTCGGTGCCTTCTGTCATAATAAAACATTTTCCATGTCCAATTAGAACCTCTACGGCCATACGCGCATTAGGATTCACCCGATATGCCAAATCTACCATAGCTCCCGCAATACGGTCAGCTAACTTATCAGGATGTGCTGGACTTACTTTTTCAAACATTTTTTAACTCCTCATACATACTTCCGTTCCAGGTATCATCAATCCTATCAATAGCATCTTGCCCAAAAGCAACAATATCCTTCACCGGCACCATAATATCTAACAACTTGCCAGTTTTTGTTTTATACTGTACTACGCAATTTTCATCATTCTCATTCCAAGTCATGACTCTACCAAAAGTTAACATTAAATCAGAAGCTAAAATGTCTAATACTTCATTGCCACCAACAGTTACTATAGCCGTTTGCACAGCCATATCAATAATTACATACTTTAAAAATAAATTAATATGTTTGCGCATCTTTTTAGTGGCTTCTACTAAAGTGTCTCTTGGATCAAGATAAAACTCTGGAAGTTCGCTTATCTTTTTATCTTTACCATAAAATTTTTGATAATTTTTTAAAATATCATAAAAAAATTCATAATCACTACTAGCTGGTTTCATTATATTTTCTCCTCTAACTCTGCTGGAATAGTTACACCAAGTTCTTCTAATACTTTGGCCGCCATCTCATATTTATTATTGCCGACTTTATGATTAGTCATACAAATATACAATTCGCCATCATCATTTTCCAATGTATAAAACTCTAAATCGCTGGCATCATCAATTTCCATGCGCTGCCGCATAGCTTTTGGAATGCTCACTCTACCCAAAGAGTCAATTTTGCGGCTGACATTTTCTTTCATTAATTTCATTTTTGCTCCTTAATGCGCTTGGACAAAAGTTATTCAAGCACTTACTTAAATTTTCAAATTATATATATGAAGTATTTTTCCTTACTTTCTATACTTATATTATACTAAATATTTTCCAAAAAGTCAACTTTGACAAAGATAAAAATTTTTTGTATAATAATAATATACGAGGATTGGAGGTTGAGAGTTTGATTAAATTAGATTATACGCTTGAAACTCCTGAAGAAAGAAATGAATTAGTAAAGAAGATTCTCGAAGAAACTCCTGATCCTAGTGAGAGTTATCTGGAAATCTTAGCAAATTATTTAATCTTATGTATGGAGAAACAAGAGCGTAAAGAACGCAAGATTCTCACCGATAATCGTATGACTACTGTAAATAAGCGTGAAACCTCTTTTGAAGGGCTTATTTCCCAATTTGAGAATGGTGAAGATGGTATTTATAATCTTATTTCTGAGGACAAGAATACTATTTTCCAACCTAAGGTAACTATTACCAAGAAAGATTTAGAAGAAATTCCTTTTTTAAAATAGTTGCGCGAAGGCATTGAAATGTGGGAAGAAAAAGCAAAAACTGCCACCGGAAAAGAAGCATACATTATTAAAAAGACAATTATAGATTTAAGAAAAGATTAGTATATTATTAAAAATGCTTATAAGAAACCTATCGTAGCAAACACATTAGTTCATTCAAGAAGCGTTCTTCCATTAGATGGTGAATTAACAATTAACGAGGACGGTACAGTATCATCTACCGGTATTACATTAGCTAATCCAGCAGTATGCTCAGCTATCTTATGTAATTATTCTAAATTAAAACAAGATAGTGAAGGATTTTTTGATAGTGATATTTGGTATTTATTAACAGATTTTGAAGATACTGCGGACCGGGCCTTAGCAGAACATCCATTATATTATAAATTAATGATTTATAAGATTGATGGAATGTAGAATATTGACATTCAAACAGCCCTTCAACAAGAGTTCGGTATCAAGCATAGTGTAGAATATATTTCTAGCTTATGGCGCAACAAGATACCGAACTTAATTGCTGCCTAGGCAGAAGATGATTACCTAAATTGGTATTATACCATGGTTGAGAAAGGTACTTATAAAAAATGTAGCCGATGCGGTTAGGTGAAGTTGGCTAATAATAGATATTTTAGCAAGAATAAAACCAGTAAAGATGGTTTTTATAGTATCTGTAAATGCTGCCGCAATAAAAAGAAAAATGCGGTGGACATTTTAGATTAAGGCATAATAGCTATTTTATATACCCTATAAAGGAGGCGAGATTATGCCAGTAGACAGTAAAAAAGAAAAATGTTTTTGTGAAAAATGTAAGAAATTAAAAAATGCGGAAGATTTTTATTAGACCAATGATTTAACAAAATATTCTACCGGTAAACTGCGGCAATGTAAGCAATGTATTACAATGCATGTAGATAATTGGGATCCTAAAACCTATTTATGGATTATTCAAGAATGTGATGTCCCTTATATTCCAGAAGTATGGAATAAGCTATTAAAATCATATGCGAAAGACCCTACTCGTGTAACTGGAATGACGATTATGGGGCGATATCTTGGACAAATGCGATTATAGCAATATCGTGATTATCGGTGGAAAGATTCAGAATATTTACAAACCGTTGCTTTAAATAAAATAGAATCTACTATGAAAGCTAGTGGATATGATGCAGCTGAAATTGCGGAAGCAGTAGCTTCTCAAAAGCAAGAATTAACAGTTGCGCCTCCTCCGCCAGATAATCCGATTACATTAGAAGCATCTGATTATAATACCCCTTGGGCTCCTGATGATGATGCTAATGATCCATTAGTAGCTTCATTAACTGAAGAAGATAAGTTAATGTTATTAATGAAATGGGGTAAAAGCTATCGCCCATCTGAATGGGTATAGCTAGAAAAATTATATAATGATATGACTGAATCATATGATATACAAACAGCCGGCCACTTTGATACTTTAAAGCTCGTTTGTAAAACATCTTTAAAAGCTAATCAATTACTAGATTTAGGTGATGTAGATGGCGCACAAAAGATGATTAAAATGTATGATTCTTTAATGAAAAGTGGTAAATTTACTGCGGCTCAAAATAAAACAGAAAATGGCGATTATATTGATTCTGTGGCAGAGCTAGTTGCCATGTGTGAGCGTGATGGTTTTATTCCTCGTTATTACATAGATGGACCATAGGACAAAGTAGATCGTACTATTCAAGATTTACAAGGTTACACTCGTTCTCTTATTATGGAAGAGCAGAATCTTGGTGAAATGATTGAAGCCGCTGTTCGTCAAATCCAATAGACAAAAGAAAATGAAGCTATGCAAGATGCTGAGGCTGCCGGAGATGATGAAGCATTTGAAGCATCTCTGTTTGATGAACATCAAGCATTTTTAGAGGATGAAGAGTTCGCGGAATTGCGCGCCCAGGTTGATGATGAAATTGAAGATGATGAAGAGTTCTTAACATCTTTGATAGATGAGGAGGACTTAGTATAATGGCACTTCAAGATTTATTATAGATTTCCTCTAAAAAGAAGATTGGTTTATCTGAGGAACGCATTGCAGCCATAAAACCAGCCTTGCGTAATTATATTGCCTATTGGAGAGAATATCCTGATATGTTTGTTGATTTTCTCCAAACGGGTGTTGATGGGAAAATCCCAGATAATGGATTACATTTTCACTTTTATCAAAGAGTATTTTTGCGGGTGGCCATGCGATACAAATATGTATACATGGTTTTCCCGCGTGCTTATTCTAAATCATTCTTATCAGTATTAGTATTAATGTGCCGTTGTATTTTATATCCACGTGCTAAACTATTTGTTACGTCTGGTGGTAAACAACAAGCTGCTGATATCGTAAAAGAAAAAGTAGAAGAATTATGCGCTCTTGTGCCCGCGTTAGCACGTGAATTAGATAGACGACCTGGCCGCACTCGTCAAAGTAAAGACTATTGTATTTTTGTATTTAAAAATGGGTCTTATTTTGATAACGTTGCTGCTAGTGAAAAAAGCAGAGGTAAACGTCGTCATGGTGGTTTGGTTGAGGAAAGTGTTGGCGTAGATGGTAAAATATTAAGTGAAGTTATCATACCAACTATGAATGTTTCTCGTTTATGTATGGATGGTACAATGTAGCCAGCAGAAACTTTAAATAAAAGCTAGATTTTTGTTACTACCGCGGGCTGGAAAGGCACATTTGCTTATGATAAATTAATACAGTTATTGGTCTGGATGATTACAGAACCTGAAAAAGCATTTATTATGGGTGGCACTTGGCGTATTCCCGTATTAGTAAAGTTATTGGATAAAACCTTTATTCAAGATTTAAAAGCTGATGGTACATATAATGAAGCCTCTTTTGATCGTGAGTATGAATCTAAATGGTCTGGTACTGCTGAAAATGCTTTCTTCAATGGTGATACATTTGACCATTGTCGTGTACTGAATTAGCCTGAATATGAATATTCTGGTCGTTCATCTGCCCATTCTTATTATGTATTAAGCGTTGATGTTGGTCGTAAAGGATGCGATACGGTAGTTTGTGTATTTAAAGTTACACCATCTAGCACAGGCCCAGCAATTAAATCATTAGTGAATATGTATACTATGACTGATGCGCATTTCCAAGATTAGGCAATTAAATTAAAGCGTTTATATTATAAATATCATGCTAGACGCTTAGTCATTGATGCTAATGGTTTAGGTATTGGTCTTGTAGATTATATGGTTAAATCCCAAGATGATCCCGAAACTAATGAACATTTTCCAGATTTTGGTGTATATGGCGGCACTTAGGATGATGCGGCAGACGAATATAAAAAATTCCGAACTAATGAAACCGAAGAAGAAGCCATGTATCTGCTAAAAGGTAATGCGCCTATTAACTCTGAGGCTCATGCGAATGCGCAAACTTAGTTAAATGCTGGTAAAGTAAAAATGCTTATTGATGAGCGTGTAGCCAAAGGTAAGTTATTAAATACAAAAGCCGGACAAAAAATGACACCAGAAAAAAGGGCAGAATATTTAAAACCATTTACTCAAACTTCCATATTAAAGGAGGAGATAATGAACCTTCGTGAAGAAAATGAAGGTGTAAACATTATCTTAAAACAAGCAAATAAAAGTATCCGTAAGGATAAATTTTCTGCATTTGAGTATGGTCTATATTATATAAAACTAGAAGAAGACTCTAAGAAAAAGAAAAAGAAGTTTAAGATAACTGATATGTTATTTGCAAATTAAGGAGGCCATTACTATGTTAAGTTCTCGTGGAGAAATTAAGATTCATGAAATCTTAGAGGACGCGGGGATGCGGTTTTAGGAAGAATATATTTTTCCTGGATTATGTAGTTCTAATGGGCGTCCTTTACGTTTTGATTTTGCTATATTTGATGATGATGGAAATTTAGATTTTGTAATTGAATATCAAGGTAGATAGCATTATGAACCAAGTAGTAAGTTTGGCGGCAAACGTGGTTTTTACCAATAGCAATATAATGATGCGAAAAAACGACGTTTTTGTATGCTACATAATATTAAATTAATAGAAATACCATACTATGAAGAAAATTTAATTACTTATGATTATATAATTCATAAAGCTGGATATTAAGGAGGTGGCGTTTTGAATAATATAGAAGAAAAACAAGCTGCTATCCATAAAAAAGGCTTTAACATGGCACAAGAAACTTTTACTCCAACCGGTGATGTTACTGAATATGGTAAAATTAAAATTGGGTTAAAGACCGTTGATGATGCGGTTATGGAGTTAGGAACTTTTACATCACCTAAAATGCCTCATATTAGTAAAGAAGAAATTATTAGGGCATTAGCTACTTTGGATTATCCAAGAATGCGCGCCATTTCTGATTATTTTTATGCGGCAAGTGGTATTTATCAAACCGTATGTAATTATTTTGCTTATTTATATCGTTTTGATTGGTATATTTATCCTGAAAATACTAAAAAATCAGTTAAGTCAGATAAGGTTATTGAAGAATATAATAAGATGTTATCTTATTTAGATAATACTTATATTAAACGTCTATGCGGGCAAATTGCTTTACGTGTAATTCAACATGGTTGCTATTATGGTTATATTGTAGAAGGCAAAAATTGCATGTTGCTACAAGAATTACCACCAGATTATTGTCGTGTGCGTTTTAATGTAGGCAATATGCCAGCCATAGAATTTAATATGCGATTTTTTGATGAAAAGTTCCTTGATACAGCTTATCGTCTGAAAGTAATTAAACTGTTTCCCGAAGAGTTTGCGCAAGGTTATGCTTTATATAAAGCTGGTAAATTAGATGGCGATCCAAGAGGAACAGAGTATGGATGGTTTTTATTATCCCCAGGTAAGGTAATTAAGTTTAATCTTAATGATAATGATATTCCTGTGTTTTTTAACGCTATTCCATCTATCATTGATTTAGATGCGGCTCAAGCTTTAGACCGCAAAAAGTAGATGTAGAAGCTATTAAAAATCCTTGTGCAAAAGTTGCCGATGGATAAAAATGGTGATTTAATTTTTGACGTTGATGAAGCTCGTGATATTCACAATACAACTGTTGAAATGTTGCGTAGAGCGATCGGCGTTGATGTTATTACCACCTTTGCTGATGTAGATTCTATTGATATTAGTGATAAAAATACTACAACATCAGTAGATGACTTAGCAAAGGTAGAGCGCACTGTTTATGATTCTCTTGGCGTATCACGCAATTTATTTAATACAGATGGTAATATGTCATTAGAGAAAAGTATTTTAGATGATGAATCTACAATGCGTAATTTAATTTTACAATTTAATATCTTTTTTAATTATGTAGTTGACCATAAGAATGGTGCTAAAAAATTTGATTTTAGATTCTGTTTTTTAGAAACTACACAATATAATTATAAAGAGTTAGCAAAACAATATAAGGATTTAACTGCCAATGGTCAATCTAAATTCTTACCAATGGTTGCTCTTGGTCATTCACAAAGCTCTATTCTTAATTTAGCTCGTTTTGAGAATGAAACTCTTGAATTGCCACAAATTATGATTCCTCCTCTTATGAGTTCTACAATGAATGGGGAGGATATTTTGGGCACAAAAAATAAAACTAATACAAACAAAACACAAAATTCATCAGAAGGCGCAGGTCGTCCTACTAAACCAGATGATTAGAAAAGTGACAAAACAATAAAAAATTTAGAGTCACAAAAATAATGAAGGGAGATAGAAGAAATGATTAATAGTATTCCATTGGATAAGCCTATAGAAGTATTAAATATTACTTCTATCAACCCTTTAATTTCTAAGTGTGATATTAAAGTATGTTATGTTTAGGATAGTCCTAATAATAATAATAGTATTATCACTAAAGAAATGGGGAAAAAACTTGCGGCTTCTCTACCAGGTAGTCCAATTGTAGGTCATTATAATAAAGATAAAGAAGATTTTGAACAACATAATCGTATTTTAGAATTTGTTGATGGTAAGTTAACTTTATCTAGAGACACTAAACCCTATGGTTTTTGCGATATAAATGCGCCTGTTTGGTTTTAGTGGTTTAATGATGATGGTGTTGATCATGAATATTTAATGACTTAGGGTTATTTATGGACTGGTCAATATAATGAAGCCCAGGGTGTTATTGATAATGGTAATAACCAATCTATGGAACTAAATAGTGCTTCTGTAAAAGGAAGTTGGACAAAAGATAGTAATGGATTACCTCAATTTTTTATTATTAATGAAGCAATAATTGAGAATTTATGTATTTTAGGACGTGATGTTCCACCATGTTTTGAAGGTGCATAGATTACCGCTGCTACTGAATTTGCATTAAATGATAGTTTTAAAAATGAACTATTTAGTTTAATGGAACAAATGAAAAAAATTCTTGATAAGGGAGGAACACCAGTGTTTACCACTTATGCTGTTGAAATTGGTGATTCCTTATGGAGTGCCGTATATGATTATGTAAGAAAACAATGGCCTGATCCCAATGATGATTGGTGCAGCCTTTATCGTGTTGACGGCATTTTTGAGGAAAATAACCAGAAGTTTGCGGTGCTCCAAGAGCGTAGCTCATTGAAGTATTACCGTTTAGACTTTTCGGTTGATGAGCCCAATGGTTTTGTCCCTGCGACAGAACTTGTTGAAGTGACTGCTACTTATGTGCCAGCAGAGGAGCCTCAGTTCTCTGAAGAGGCTGTTGCTGCATATGTAGATGCGCGCCGTGCAGAGGAAACTCCTGCTGAAGATCCAGAGCCTGAAGAAGACCCAGCCCCTGCTGAGGATCCTGAACCAGCTCCTGTGTCTGATCCAGAGCCTGCTCCTGCTGAAGATCCAGAGCCTGAAATTGATTCAGAGCCTGAAGAGCAACCTGTGAGTTATAATTTAAATGATATTCCTGAATACATAGAATTACAATCACAGTTCGCTAATGCTCAGAGTCAAATTGCTCAACTTCAAGAGCAGATTACACAGCTCACAACCGCTAATGCTGAATTAACTTCTTTTAAACTTGGTGTTGAAAGACAGCAAAAAGAAGAGTTAATTAATAAATTTTATATGTTATCTGATGATGATAAGAAAGATTGCGTTGAGCATATTGATACTTATAGTCTAGATGATATAGAAGCAAAACTATGTGTTATTTGTGTTCGCAATAGGGTAAGCTTTGATCTTGACAATCATGAGAGTGCTGGTCAGCCTGCTACATTTAATTTAAATAGCATTAATGTAACTAAAGACCAAGCGATGCCTGCGTGGGTCCAAAAGGTTAAAGAAGTTGCGAAAAATAGTCATATTTAACAAGGAGGAAAAGATATAAAATGCTTAGTGATTTCTTAAAGAAGAATATTCAAAGCCAAGCTGCTTATATTTAGAAGCATGGCTATGGCTACGGTCAAGTAGAGCCTAACCATCTTTCCGCACAGGCAACAAAGGAAGTTTATGCACAGCTTCCCGCCCAGAAAGATATTGAATTGCTTGAGAATGGCCAGTTCGTAAAATACGACTATCTCAATGAGGTAGTAGATTTTGAGGGTAAAGGTGAGTGGATGCTCGTTTGGAACGAGATTAAGCTCTATCGTGATCATCAGGATGACTGCGAATTCGCAATGATTCGTGATAACTATCAGGCCCGTGTTTATAGTCCCTTCGGTGGCGATCGTGACGGCAATCCTGATACAGTATGGCAGAAGCAATCCCGTTACTACAATGGTGTAGATAATGAGGGTAATGATTCTATTACTCTTGGCGAAGGCGAGAATGCTAAGACCTACAAGTTTGATGATGTAACTGCTGGTCCTGATATGTATGAGATTCATTATAATGAGGATCCTTTCCACATTGAGTCTCTCTATAAGGAAAAGATGATGCCAGAGAATGGTAGTTCTATGGTACCTCGTGTAATGAAGACCCATGTCGGTGATATCTATACAACCAATATGATTGGTGAAGAGGATGTTGAACTTGGTGACGAGCTCAGTCCCCGTGCTGCCGATGGTATTCTTGCTAAGGATGGCGATGGTTCTATCGTATGGCAGGTTGTAAAAATTTATACAATGCCCGATCATCAGCCCGGCGTAAAGCTGATGAGAATTAAATAATAAAGAAAGGAGAAGAAGAAAATGTTAGAAAAGAATCAATTATTGCAACTCATGAAAGTTGCTGCTAAAGCAGATCCTTCTGCTCCTACAGCTTATAGCTGGAATGGTGAGAGCCTTTCTGGTGAAGCTATTAATGAAACACTTCGTCAAGAGCTCAATGAGCTCGCTGGCACATATGCTCTTTATCGTGAGAATAAGAACACTATCTTTAGTCTGATTGAGCAGACAATGGATGAAGTTCTTCCCAAGAAGGTTGTAGAGCAATATAATCAGTTTGCAGAAGTTAAGGTATTTGCCCAGGGTGATAAACCCATTTTCCGTCGTAAGTTGAACTCTAACAATCGTGCAAAGCAGTTCATCACTCGTGTTGGTCTTGCTGGCGTTTATGAAGTGTTCAAGCTTGGTAGAAATGAAGAGGCTTTTGAAGTACGTACAAGCGCCATCGGTGGTGCTGCTCAGATCGGTTTTGAAGAGTTCCTTGATGGCCGTGTTGATTTCTCTGAGTTAGTACGTATTGTTATGGAAGGTATGGATGAGCTCATCTATAAAGAGGTTGCTCATGCTCTTAAAGCTTCCATCAATCAGCTCCCACCTGCCAATCGCGTTGCTGCCAATGGCTTTGATGAGGCTGAGTTTGATCGTTTAATCGCAATCGCTTCTGCTTATGGCACACCCACTATTTATTGTACTTATGAGTTTGCTGTCCGTATGATTCCTCAAGAAGCTTGGCGTTATACCGAGGCTATGAAGGATGAGTTATGGCGCACTGGTCGTCTTGCTAATTATAAGTCAACCAAGGTTGTCATTCTTGAGCAAGGTTTTGAAGATGAGACCAATGAGCGCAAGGTCATTGATCCTGGCTACTGCTGGATTATTCCCGCTGGTGCCAATAGCAAGCCTGTCATGATCGCTTTCGAGGGTGGCACACTTGTTGATGAAGAGCACAATCGTGGCGATTGGAGTCGTGAGATTCAGGTTTATCGTAAGGTCGGCGTACAGGCTATGTTAGCTAATAACATTTGCGCTTATGTTGATACTTCTCTCATGGGTCAGATGGATACCTTCTTCTTTGATGGTGTAACTGGTCGTGTCATTACTTATGATGGCCGTTATGATGGTGCTGTTAGTGCCGATGGCGAGCCTGCTGATGACGGCAGTGATAATACTGATCCAGAGAATCCATAATCAGAACTGAATTGACTTTTTAAATATTTTATGATATGATAAAGGGGAGTAGGGGAAGGTCCCCTTCTCCCCTTATTTTTATTAGTGAGAAAAAGGAGAAAATATTATATGAGTAAAACTTGGTATTACAATGTTGCTAATCGTAGTGCCAGCACAGTGGTTTATAAGATTCCAGAACTTAATATTCGTAGAACTTTTGCTCCTGGTGAAGTAAAGCGTTTAACTTTTGATGAACTTCAAAAATTAAGTTATCAACCAGGTGGCCGTGAGTTAATGGCAAATTTCTTACAAATTAAGAGCGAAGGAGTTTTACAAACATTAAATATTCCAACACAACCTGAATATTATATGTCTGAAGCGCAAATTATTGATTTAATTAAAAATGGTTCTTTAGATGCATTTTTAGATTGTTTAGATTATGCTCCTGTTGGTGTTATTGATTTAATTAAAAAGTATGCTGTTAGTGTCCCTTTGACAGACTATGATAAGCGTCAGGCTTTAGCAAAAAAGACTGGTTTTGATGTTGATGCTGCTATTAAAAATGAACAGGCAGAAAAAACCTAGGAAGAGGGAACAGATAAGGAAACTACAGCGCCAGAAACAAGTGCTCCAGCTGGTCGTAGAACCACTGGTACTCAATATAAGGTAATTAGTAGTCATTAACTAATGATGAAGGGAGGCGAACTGTGAATGACAGCTTTCACAGAAGTATATAATCGCTTTCTCGGAAAAATTACTGATGATATGTATGTTGAGCTTACCCCACAAGATACCATTAAAGATTTACGTGTAATGTTAATTGACGCTTTACCAAATTTTGAGTTTCCAAGATGTAATCTATATGATTATAATATTGATTAGATTATTAAACCAGAAAATGAATTGGTAGAAGATGATTTTGTTTTAGGTTTATTGTGGGATGATACGCTTGACGAAAAAGATGCGGGAGAACCACCATTAGTAGTTGTGGAAAATTCCTAGTTTGCAGCTACGTTAAATTCTGAAGAAATTAATATTTTAGCTATTTTAATGATGACAGCCTGGCTCCAACGGCAAGTGACTTCTATTGAAAATACGCGAATGAAATATAGTGGGCCTGATTTTAAAATGACCTCTTAGGCTAACCATTTATAGAAATTATTAAGTTTATTAGGAGAATGCCAAAGATAGTCCCACCATATGTAGCGTTTATATAAACGTCGTCGTATTAATCATAAAGATTTAAATTATATGTCTAACTGGAAGAATGCAGTAGGACATGGGGTTTATTATTAATGGATACGATCTATGGTTTTTCTTTTCCAGAAGAAGTAATTCATAGTGATGTTAAACGATTAACAAATTAGCTATGGAAACTTATTCCTATGAAAGAAAATGAAGAGGATTGGAGCAAACAATTAAATAGTGTAATTATAGAAATCGCTGGTAAGCATACAATCTTTAATGCCGACCAGCGTTTTTTATAGCTATTGTCTAAATTAGAAGGACTAAAAGTAGAAAATTTAGAATTTACGCTATACCGAAAAACAGTATTTGAATGTATTAATTTATTATAGGAGATTGGAAAAGCAGATGCCTAAAACATTAACCCCTATGATACCAGATGGCTTCTTTCATGTTTAGAATCAAGCCCTTAAAAATATTAATTATCGTTTAGGGCGCATTGATATGCCACCTAAATATTATAAAGATACTGTAGCTGGTGCTAATGGTATGGCATTATAGCTTGCTAAACGTGGAGGATTCCCGCAGCAAGAAAGAATGATTCGAGATAAGCGAAAGGCATTGGACAGAGCAACTTTGTATTCTTATCAAGCTGCTCGTATTAGAAAATGTAGTTCATTAAATCCTACTTTCGTAGATACTACTGTTCCAGTAAGAGCGTTAATTAATCCAGATAAGAATAAATTTGATTATGACAATAAAATTTTATCAGTAGGTTTTGAATATGATTTTCATCCTGGTGATGTATTTGAATGGATGAGAACTAATAGCTATTGGTTAATCACATTACAAGATTTAAATGAAATAGCTTATTTTCGTGGTGAAATTCGTCGTTGTGATTATAATTTATCTTGGCTAGATGAAGATGGTAATATCCAAACTAGTTATGTTTCTGTGCGCGGACCAGTAGAAACAAAAATTAATTTTATTCAAAAGCACGGTATTAGTGTAGATGAACCTAATCACTCTTTACATATTTATATGCCTCGTACTCCAGAAGCTTGTAAGTATTTTAGGCGTTATGCTAAATTTTATCTAAGCTCTGCGGATGCGCCAGTTGATAAAATTTGTTGGCGAGTTGAGGCGGTAGATGCAGTAAGCACGGTTGGTATTTTAGAGCTTAATGCTGTTGAATATTATGCTAATGAACAATAGGATGATATTGATAATGGTATTGTAAATGCTCATATTCAAAAAGTTGAAATACCAGAAAAGAATGAAGATACAGCGATTATTGGTGAAACATTTATTAAACCAAAAGTTGAGTATATTTATTATGTTAATACTAATCGTGATGGCTATTGGTATTTAGGTTAGGCTAAAGTACCAGTATTATTAGATGCTTTTGTAAATGAGAAAAATTATTCTGCTGTAAAGATTAAATGGAATTCATCTTATAGTGGTTAGTTTGATTTATATTATAGAGATATTAATGGACAAGAGATTGCTTCACGAACTATTGTGGTAGAATCTCTGTTTTAAGTGAAAAAGGAGTGTTTCAAAAATGAGAATAGAAGGGTATAAAGAGCCAAAATCTAGTTTTTTATCTGTTAATAAAGATATGAAAATTTTGGTAAATAAAATTTTAAGTAATTAGCGTTTAAAAAAGCTATTACGATATTAGGTAAAAGACCCCTTAAATTGCCCTAATTTAACAGAAGAAGAAAGTATTTCTTTATTTGGTAAAGAAATTAAGACAGTACCTAAGCTCTATGTAGATGGTTCAATGCTGACATATATGATTATTTCTTTTGATAATTTTATTGAGAGTTCTAATCCAGAATTCCGCGATAATATTATTGAATTTGATATTATTTGTCATTTTGAACAATGGCAATTACAAGATTTTGATTTGCGGCCTTATCGTATTGCCGCAGAACTAGATAGCATGTTGGATAAATAGCGTTTAACTGGTATTGGTTTATTAGAGTTTGTTGGGGCAAGTTAGATTATATTAAATGATGAATATGCTGGTCTTTGCTTAATGTATCGCGCCTATC